GTCATGGAATACAGAACGAAACAATACTTAGCGTCGGCTTTGTCCTGGCGCTTTGCGTCAAGGTCGAAGAACACAGAGCTGTCAGCGTCATAGATTGGTTCTATGCGGATGCGCTGGCGTTCGTCCTCATCGTTTTCTTCATCTTCATACGCCGTGCGTAAACGCCAAGCGCCATAGCCACCGCCTACAGCTTCCTCAAAAGCGTTATCGTATGCTTCTTCTGCGCCGCTGTCCCGTTCGTCCGCACGATAGAGACCATTGCAAGTCTCAGCTAGTTTTTCATCCGTGTCGCCATCTTTGCTTACAAAGTCTACAGCAATGCGGTTGTTACGATATTCGTTGATGATACGAATGACGCTCAGGTGAATCTTGTTTACCTCGAAGCGTGGTTTGTTTTCGTATTGCTCACCTAATGGGCCTTCCCACTGTGCGCCAGCGATTGAATAGAAGCGTCTGTCTTGTAAGCACTGGAGGCGCTCATCACGCACCGACGATTGAACACGGTCAAACTCCGTCAACGCTTGTTGATGAATGTTTGCGAACCGTTGTTCTTTATTCAGTCGAGCCATTTACCATTTACTCACAGTTGCCAAGGGTTGAACGTCGAAAGTCTTTGGGGGGACTGCTCGACGTATGGCCTCGCAGGCGTAGCGAAGTGCATCAATGAGGTGATTATCACGATCTGCAAGGATTGGCAAGATAGTGCCTGTCAAGGGGTCAGTTTTATAACTGTAGCACGTTAATTCGTCGATCGTGTGCTGGCAGCGAGGGTGAACGATGATGTCGTATGACTTCAACCATTCAACGCCTTCCTCTACAGACTTAGGCCCTTTGACTGCCGCCATAATCTTTGGGAAGCCGTGCTTTCTCATGTGGCTTATGGTTTCAGGTCTGGCGCTATCAGCGACGATTGGCCACTTCTCAGAGTCTGGAATAGTGAAGAACAAGTCTGGCGTGTCCATAATCTCACAGCCTACACGATAAGCTTCGTGATCGACGTAGATTGTGCGGCCAACAACATGGCAGCGGATTAGAACAGTCGGGTCAGATGCAAAGCCCCAGTCAGCGCCGAAGCGATGCGTTGTGTCCCCTGGTGTTTCAAAGTCCTCTATCTTCCAGTTACGGAATACTCGGGCCTCGCTGTTCGATGCGTAGCTGCCCAACCAAACGTGCTTGTATTTGTCAGGGTCTCTATCCCTGTCGTATTCCATCTCTGCTTTAAGCACATCAGGGAACCAAGGGTTATCTCGATAGTTTACCTGAGCAACGATTGAATCAGGCGGTGGGCTTTCACCACGCAGCAACGTATCAATCGGGTCAGTGCTGTTCAGTGGGTTCCATGTGAACCATAGTTCTGATTCCGGCTTACGGATTGTCGGGCGCAATAGGTCGAGCGAGCGTTGCGATAGCGTCTGCGATTCCTCAACCCAAGCGCAGTCGTAACCTTCCAGCGACTTGATGGAGTCGGCAGTGTGGTTCTGCATCCCCTGGAAGATGATTAGACCGTCGCCATGAACGGACTTAATCTGAGTCTCTTGAATCTCAAAATAATCCTGAACGCCAAGCTGTTCGATTTTTAGCTCCAGCAAACGCTTGACCGATTGGCTCAATGACTTCTGTATCTCACGGACGCAAACTGTTCTGCGCCGCTGATCCATCACATGAGCTTCGATAACCATTTCCGCAAAGGCATGGCTCTTACCTGAACCACGCCCACCATGTGCGCCTTTATAGCGGCTAGGCTTTAGGAATGGCTTGAACCATCGCGGTGTTTTAATCTTCAGCGTTGTCATCGATCACTTCACGCTGGATGCGCTGGATCATGCTGCCAGTGATACTAAGCTTCGTCGGCTCATTGAACCCATGCATTACGTTTAGCTCTTTAACGGCTGCTGTCATGCCTGTTGATGTCTTTGCATCCTGGGCAATACGATAAGCTTGTATCAACCCTTTGACAGACATTTCGCGTGTCCATAATTGCTTTTCGACCACCTGAGATTTTAATTCGTCGATTCTTGCCCTTATCTTGCCCTCGTTCATCATGCGAGAAGCTTTGGGATAAACCGTGTTGTCTTTCATGCCTTCTGCATCATACGCCATTCGATAAGCGTCTGCCTGCCCCATGCCATCAGCTATGGCTTGAGCGAATGCTTCCTGCTTTGCGGTTAGCTTCAAATCAGCCATCGAATGCCTCACCTGTCTCTGCGTGAACAGCTTTCTTACCAGAAAAGTCCTGCCAACGCTTGATGATAACGTCACAGTATTTTGGGTCTAATTCCATCATGCGACAATCACGATTGTGCTTTTCACACGCGATCAATGTAGTTCCCGTTCCACCGAAGCAATCAATGACAATCGCGTTTCTGCCAGTAAAATTGGTGATAATATTTTCGGGTAAATATATCGGGAAAGTCGCTTTATGGATACTTGAAAATTCATTGCCCGAAGCGTTAGCGCCTTCAATAACATTCCAATACGTGCCTTGTCCAAACTGCGGATTGATAAACTTTCGCTTTCCGTCACCAAAGCACAAAATGAACTCGACTAAATTATTGATAACGCCTTTTTGAATGTGCGGCGCAACAGTTTTCTTTTTCCAATAAATGACATCTTTGAACGTGTCACCAAACTCATTAACCAATTTGAATATGGTGCGTTTGTTATCCTGCACTAATCCAATGTTGTAAAACACCTCATCCGACACAGCCATCAAGCAGCTCATGTTGGAAGTCAAAAAATCAAAAAATTCCGTTTCCGTTTGGTTATCGTCGAAAGAATTATATTTTTTACCAGTGCCTGATTGACCTTTAACATTTAGCGAACCAGCGTTGTATGGTGGAGACGTAAAGCAAATATTGGCTTTTTTACCATCCATCAATTTTTCAATAGCATCAATGCTGGTGCTATCTCCACACATCAGTCGATGGTTACCCATAACCCAAACGTCACCCAAGACTGTCTTTGGCGTTTCAGGTACTTCAGGAACAGCGTTCTCGTCGGTATTTCCCCCCGATGGTGATGTCTCTAGCAATCCATCCAGAAAGTCATCATCAAAGCCCAACAGTTCTAAGTTGAAATTTTCTAAATTTAGATCTTCAATCTCTGCCTTTAGCATATTCATATCCCACCCTGCATTCAGAGCAAGTTGGTTATCGGCTATCACTAAGGCGCGTTGCTGGGCTTTGCTGAGGTGATCCAAGACGATCACTGGCACTTCTTCCATGCCTAGCTTTCTTGCTGCCAGCAAACGTCCATGCCCTGCAATGATGCTGTTATCGCCAGAGACAAGAATTGGGTTCGTCCATCCAAACTCTTTAATGCTTGCTGCGATCTGCGCCACTTGAGCATCGCTGTGCGTGCGGCTATTCGCTGCGTATGGAATCAACTTGGCAATGCTGCGTTGCTCAATCTTAACGTCCATCAATATCCTCCGTTAATCGTGCGCTTGTCGGCGATTTCGCCAGCCAAGGTAAATGATTTCGTTGTGACTTCCCTTGTTCCCCAAGAGTGCATCTTATCACCACATCTTTGGCAATCAGGTGCACTTCCCTTTCCTTCGCATTGAAATCCGCAATAGCAAGAGAATTTTGTTACGATGTCAGTCATTGCTTACGCATCTTCCTTTTCATAGAAATAGCGTAGGCACTCAGCTTCCTTGTCGGACTTAAAGCTATTGATCGCCCAATCCCTCATCTTCTCAGTGGTGTAAGCTGTCTGCTTATATGCCTCTGTGATGTAGGCATCAACCATAGTCATCACGAATGGCAGTTCGTTTTTGACGAGAATATCCTTCAGCCGCTCCCTGATTGAAATAGGGGATGTTCCATACTGACGCGCAGTCATAACAGCATTAGCGGCGGCTCCAAGCATCTCACATGACTTCACTTGAAGGTCATTGATTTCAGATGCCTTGGCTGGCGTTGAAACAGAAAGCGCCATAAATGCGAATATTGATAGTTTCTTAATCATTTGTTTCCTCCCTTACCTGTTCACTTTGCTCTACCTCAATAAGCTTTGAAAGATAGTGCTGGCACTTTTGTAAATCCTGCACTCCGTTCTTGTCTTTATATCTGGCTAAGTACTTTATACAATTTCCATGCAGATAACCAGCGAACGCCTCTTTGGTCATCCATGATTCCATTGCGTCCCAGGGCTGTACTGCCTTTGATGCGTAGTGATTTCCACCGATTTGGTAGCCGCTGGGATTATCCATGTTCAGTCGCCTCTGTGCGACGGGATAATTCTGCATTGCGCTTTATGACTGCCTCGCCGATGGTGCATCCATGCCAGCGTTGAATTGCTTCCAACACAAACGGAGCGTTAAGTTCCTGCGTTGTGTAGAATTTCAAGCTGCGGTTGTCTGGCTCAAGTGCAGACTTCCAGTTAGAGCCTTCGCCATCATCAATCATTTTGCACCTCATAATCTTCCTCATCAAGATAGCAGAATGGATCATAGCCTTTCATCATCGCATCGACTGCAACGCTTATAGGCCCAGTGATGTTTATCTTGCCAGCTTCCATCTTGCGAATGGTTGTGCCTCCGTTCTCTGGTGAAAGGCGAAGTGCAGCAGCCATGTCGTTTATGCTGTAACCCATGTAATTACGGGCAAGCTTTAGCTTTTCGGGTGTCATGTTGCAGCCCTGCTCTTTTGAAGCGATGTGACGATGGTGCTGTGATCGCGGTTCATAATCCTGCCTATCTCTGTAGTGGAATAGCCCTTCTCACGCAGCATGACAACGCATTTGCGTCTTACTTTGACTAATGGCCCAAACCTATTTTTGCCTAAAATGTCTTCCAAAGTGAAGCGATGCTCTTTGGCGATGGCTTCAATGTCATCTAAATTTTTTTGTCTCGGTGTCATGAGTTTTCCATTAATTCACGGCTACGCATTTCTTCGTAGCGATAGTCTGCTTCATCTTCGCTGTGGTCGCACTCTGTTTGCCATATCAGCTCTTGCAATGTGCCAGCAGGGTCTTCGTCATATTCAACTATGGCTGTCAGCAGCTCAATTTCTTGAGTGTCGCTAATGCCGAAAGAATTTCCCTTAAGGGCTGCTGCGTAACGCGATTGCCGCCATTCTTCTTTCTGGCGCTTATGTTCTTCGGTGTAAGCGTTTAATGCGTCGATAGCGTCTTGCGCTAGTTGTGTGAGGTTCTGGCTCATGCGTCTTGCTCCACAAAATCAGGGCATAGCAATGCCTGTGTGACGATGGCGGCAGCGCAATCTTCTGCGCTTGCATAGCGTTCTGTAAATTCACGGCCCAGCGCATCAGCACAAGCATCTAGAAGTATGTTGCTGGTGATGATGTATTGGCGAGGATCGGCGCACGTTTCAAATTGGCCAGCGCGAATCTGCTTTGTTAAAAGCCCGTCAATGCGTTCAAATTGATATAGGGTAATGCTCATGCTGGCATCTCCTCAATGTTCGCTACACATTCTTTCCAATAAGCTACCGTGTCTCTTGGAGCCTCGTCGCTATTGTTGGCGGAAATAATAAATGCTTCGACTGTGCGAAATCCATCGGCTGCGCTCCATGCGTAACCATCATTTAGCCAGACTATTGCCTTACCAACTTCGTCCAGCTCTATGTTTAAGTCAATGCGCTGGTCTTTAGCAGCCGCTTCTAAAATGTATTTTGCTGTTAAATATGTCATATCAGGCTCCTTCTTGGCGGGATAATTCCCTTGCTGATGCCCCCTTATAAAAAGCGCCTTTAATTCTGTAAAGCGTTTTTTTCATTTAATTACGATTTTTGTCGTTTTGCGTGTTCAATCGCGGCAATTGCCCAGGCTTCGGGTGCGCCTTTGTATTGCCCCTTGGCCCAGTGCTTTCGTATGTCATCCATAGATATGCGTCCAAGGTCATATTTAGCTAAGTCGCACATCAATTTGGTTGCGGCGCTCACCTTACTATAAATTCGCCATTGACAATCCGAAGGTATCCGCGATCTTCAGCGATGCGTAACCAGCGTTCTGGTTTGTCTGATAGCTCGACAGGCTCACCGCAGTGTAGCTTGCTAATGAAATCCTCAAACCTTGCTTGCGTGTTGTTCAAACAGATACGAAGCGCCTTGTCCTTTTTGGTTGTTCGTGGCGTGTAGCTCTCCAATATCTGTAGGCACTGGCGAGGCGTTGGGAACCAATCAAGCTCCTTGCAGACGCGCTCTGTCATGTAGCTGAGGGCTTCTTTCGTGTAGCCGCCAAGGATGCGTGCATAAACGGCTGTTCGCATCTGTCCGCTTTG